GTGTAACACCTGATGCAAAGGAGATTACTGTAGGTATGAACCTACTCTCCTCTATAACAGTTGAAGACGAGGATGAGCTAGACGACGTATTATCGTACGTCGCCGACGCTTACAAAATAGAACAAGAAAGCGATCCAAGCAATATAAACTATTGGATCAACCGTATGAATAACAACGGGGACGTAAATTAAATAAAATGATTCGTAAAATTATTATAGGGGTAGATCCCCTAAAGGCTATGGCTTACTATGTGGGTCAGAAAGCCGGTGACTCCTTAGTGGATGCCATTGTTTTAGACGAGGCATACCTACATAAATTTAAAGAAAAAAGATACTTGGTATACATCAAACACCCTGAGGATGGCGTAATGCTATGGAAGAGTGTGGAGAATGTACCTGTACTCATTGAGTACGACCTTAATTTTTAATTCAATACATATGCGTAGTTTATACGATTTCTTCGTTAAGATGCCCAAGGCTTTTAACGATGAGGTAGAGGTGGGTGATACATCCATCTACATTGATCCGAAGTGGAACGAGTTTGAAAACCGCAAGCAGTGCGCTGAGGTTGTAGCCGTTCCTGAGAAGTACGACACCCCTGTTAAGGTTGGTGACACCATCTACTTCCACCACCACGTAGTTATATCTAATGAAGGCAGGGGCCAGCGTATTGATGACGACATCTACGTTGTACGCTTTGATCCTAACAACAGCCACACCACACAAGCTTATGCCTACAAGGACCAGCATACGGGTGAGGTGAGTTTGCTTAGCGACTGGGTGTTCCTAACACCAGAGGAGCAAGCCTACGAACAGGTTACCACAAGCGGTATCATCATTGACCTTGAGAAGCCTGAGTACAACCAGTACGGCTATGTACTTTATGACTCACCTGCGGTACAACAGCTAGGATTGAAGAAGGGTGACAAGGTGATGATTATGAAGAACGCCGACTACAAGATGGAGGTAGAGGGCGAAGAGGTATTCCGTACACACATTGATCACATCTACGCCACAGGTTTCTAATGGGACGTAAGAAGCAATTCAGCAGCGTAAGAGCCGGTGAGGAGCTGTTGGAAGCTATGGCTGAGGCCATACGCAACATCACTGAAGAGATAAGACGCCCTATAGATACGGAGCAATCGGGCTCCGGTAGACGGGCGGAACTAAAGAGTATCAAGGAGTCAGCTTTGGATGCAAAGGAGTTAATCACTGAGTATCAGAAGCTTGAGACAATGATCAAAGAACTTAAAGATACTGGAGGCATTGAGGCACAGAGAGATTTCTCTGGCGGTCTTGCTGAGCAGTACGCTAAACGTTAATGGCTGGTTTAAAAGACATAGAAGGCTATGGTGAGAAGGTAATCAATATATGCCCAAAGGATACTGCGGGTGAGATCATAGAGATTGCTGACCTATTTATCCAGCTACCTGCAGTACCACCAAAGAACGAAATACTCTACCACGACCTACCTAAAGAAGAGCAGCGCTGGATCCGTCAGGATATGCCTACAGAGCTATCCCGTATAGGTTCTATGGATGAGTGGTACGATATGCCTAAGGAGTTCAAGGCAAAGTACGAGTCGTACATACGCAGTGAGTTTGAACGCAGGAACAACGGGATGTGGTTCTTTAATAACGGGGAGCCTACCTACCTTACCGGTGCACACTATATGATGCTGCAGTGGAGTAAGATAGATGCCAGCTTCTACGGGTACTACCTTCAGTTCCAAAGGGATATTAACTACCATATGGAGGCCTGCTTCGTTGACCCAAGGTGTGCAGGACAGCTGTATACTAAGTGTCGCCGTTCTGGGTACACCAACGTCGCCGCTAGTAAGGTGGACGATGTAGGTACTTCTACCTACGATGTCACCGTAGGTATAATGTCTAAGACGGGTAAGGACGCTCAGGAGAATATCTTTATGAAAAAGGTGGTGGGTATGTACAGACACTACCCATTCTTCTTTAAACCTATACAGGATGGTACTACCAACCCACGTCAGGAGCTAGCATTTCGTGAGCCCTCTAAAAGGATCACGAAGAACAACAAGACCAGCTCTAAAGGTCAAGCACTTAATACGATTATCAACTGGCGTAATACCACTTCCAATGCCTATGACGGTGAGAAACTGAAGCTGTTGTTTATTGATGAGGGCGGTAAGTTTGAGCGCCCTGAAGATATACTAGAGGTCTGGCGTATCCAGCGTACCTGTCTTATGGTGGGGCGTAAGTTTGTAGGCAAGGCCATCATAGGCTCAACAGTTAACCCTCTGGACAAAGGAGGTAGAAACTACCGAGACCTGTGGGATATGTCCAACCCTAACGATAGAAACTCTAACGGCAGGACCAAGAGTATGCTCTATAGAATTTTTGTACCAGCGTACGAAGCGCTAGAAGGGTTCTTTGATATTTATGGTAACCCTGTAGTAGAAAACCCTGACGAGCCAGTTATGGGTATTGACGATGAGCTTATTGAGATAGGTGCAAAAACATACCTAAAGAATGAACGCAAAGGATTATCAGGTGATAGCAATGAGCTTAACGAAACAATACGTCAGTTCCCGTTTACCGCAGAGGAAGCCTTCAGAGACTCTACTAAATCTAGCTTATTCAATATTGCTAAGATCTACGAGCAAATAGAATACAATCAAGACCTTTACCCACAGCCGGTGGTGCAGGGTAACTTTGTTTGGGAGAACGGTAAGCAGGATACTCAAGTTGTATTTAGACCAGATGCAAACGGTAGGTTCCGTGTGGCGTGGTTGCCACCCGTAGAGCTGCGTAACAAGGTAGTTATAGAGCGCGGTAAGAAGTCTCCGGGTAATGATTGGCTTGGCGTAGGTGGCGTGGATAGCTATGACCTAGATGCTACCGTTGATGGTAGAGGCTCTAAGGGAGCCTACCATCTATACAACAAGTTTAATATGGCGCACCCCTCTAATATGTTTGTGTTAGAGTATGCCTCGCGTCCACCACTGGCTAGAATATTCTATGAGGATGTACTGATGGCTGCCGTGTACTACGGGTATAAAATACTAATAGAGAATAACAAGTACGGTATAGCTAGATACTTTGAGACCAGAGGGTACGATGAGTATTTAATGGACAGGCCCGATCATCTCAAATCAACAGCTAGGGTAACTGTTAAGACTAAGGGTATTCCGTCTAACTCACAGGATGTTATACAGGCTCACGCACAGGCGATAGAGTCTTTTATTCACGACCACGTAGGTATGAATGATAACGGGGACTATATGCCGATGTACTTCAATAGAACGCTAGAGGATTGGATTAATTTCCGTATAGACAACCGTACACAGTATGACCTTACTATCTCCTCGGGGTTAGCATTATTAGCTGCACAACGCACAAAGAAGAAGAAAGAGAAATCTAAGTTTGACAACAAGACCTTCTTCCGCAAGGGCAAGTCAATCCAGCGTTGATAAAAACATTATATTTGCAGTTGATAACGATTCAGCGAAACGATGAATGATTACAATAAATCTACTTTTCCAGATCCGCTAGCAGCTACGGAGGAGAAAGTACAGAAGGCATACGGATTAGCTTATGCCAAAGCTTTAGTTGCTCAATGGGGAGGTGTAGACACTGAGGGAAGCTTGTATCGCAAGCGCTTCAAGGAGTTTGAAACTGCCCGTCAGTACGCTAATGGTACTCAAGATACTTCTATCTATAAGCAGATACTTAATTCTCTTGATGCAAATAATGGCGACGGCACTATGATGACGTTGGACTGGACACCAGTACCTATTGTCCCTAAGTTTGCAAAGATTGTTGTTAATAAAATCATCTCATCATACCGCTACCCACAGGTAGAGGCTATTGACCCGTTATCACAGAATGAGAAAGACATCAAGAAGAAGAAGATTGCCTTGCGTATTGAGAACAAGGAAATGTTCCAAGAAGCAAAAGCTGCAGGTCTTGATGTTGATGTAGATCCAGACAAGCTACCACAAACACCAGAAGAGGTAGAGATATTCCTAGACACTAATATAAAGACCGACGCAGAGATTGCTGCACAGCTAGCCACTAATATGACGCTAAGCTGGAACAACTTTGATGAGCGTGTATATCGCCGTAACGTTGAAGACTTAGTGAACTGTGGTATGGCTGTTACCAAGCGTAGCAACGATCCCAACTACGGTATACAAGAGGAGTATGTAGACCCTGCTTACTTCCTTCATAGCCATACAGATGACCCTACGTTTTCTGATATGATTTATGCTGGACACCTCAAGCGTATCTCCATACAGGAGCTTAAGCGTTTAGCTGGTGATCAGTTTACTGAGGAGCAGTACCAAAAGATAGCTAAGACCGTAATGAATAAGTACGGCAATAACGCTTCAAGTTTTGTAGATAACTACTACGACCAACGTCTAGGCCGTTATAACTACGGCTACGACGAGTTTACTATAGAGGTCCTAGACTTTGAGTTCTTATCCGTTGACTCTATGATCTACGAAAAGAAGCAATCACGCTTTGGAAACATTGGGTTCTACTTCAAAGGCAACAGCTACGAAGCCCCAAAAAACAGCGTATACGACAGAGAGCCTATACAGATGAACAATGCTACTATTTATGGTGGTATGCACATTGTAGGTACAGAGTACATCTTTAACTACGGACAAAAAAACAACGTACCTAAGAATATCCACGACCTTACGAAAGCTCGTATGTCGTACTCAGTTGTAGCTACGAATATCCGTAATATGATTCCTAAGAGCTTAGTTTCTAGTGTCATAGGATTTGCAGATCAATTGCAGCTGTCTCACCTCAAGATACAGCAGGCTATCGCTAAGAGTAAGCCAGACGGTATCATCATTGATATTGAAGGACTAGAGAACGTAGACCTAGGGCGTGGTGGTGACTTACAACCGCTAGAGATCCAAGACATCTACGAGCAAACGGGTGTGTTCTACTACCGTAGTAAGAACCCTGAAGGTGGTTTCCAAAACCCACCGGTACAACAGATAGACAACCGCATTAGAAACATCAACGAGCTTATCGCTTTATACAACCACTACCTACGTATGATCCGTGACGCTACGGGTATCAATGAGGTAATGGACGGTACCACACCTAAGGGTGAGGCACTAGTAGGTGTGAATCAGATGGCTGTTGCAGCAGGAAACAACGCCCTGTACGACGTAACTAACTCATCTATGATCTTGTACCGGAAGGTCTGTGAAGACATCTTAAAATGTCTACAGATCCTTCCTGCAGAGTCTGTACTATACAAGGTATATGAGAAGGCTATAGGCAAGACTAATATGAAGGTGTTGAATAGCTTCAAGGATTTACCGATGTACAACTTTGGTATTCAGGTAATGACAGACCTCAACGATAGAGACCGTCAGTACTTGGAGCAGAACATTCAGATTGCATTATCTCAGAAGGAGATTGATCTGGAAGATGCTATTGCTATCCGCAACATCAAAGATGTGGACCAAGCAGAGCGCCTCTTAGTAATACGCCGTAAGAAGCGTATCGCACAGCAGCAAGCTATGCAGCAGCAGAACATTCAGATGCAGTCACAAGCCAACGCTCAAGC